TTAGAGAAGCATTATCTCTATTCTCTTCTTGTGCGAAGTTGTAGAGTTTATCAAACACATCCACTCCCATAAATTGAGCAAGGATTTCTTTTCGTTCCGTTTGTGATTTATCAATGAATAATGCGTTATTCCCTTGGAGGGATAGAGTGGTGAGTACGAAATCATCATAAGTACCTAAGTATTGTTGAATCATTGCGTTTGTATCTCTTCTCTGCTCTCCGTTTAGAGAAGTGATAACCCCACCCTCTTCTCTCCAAAAGGATACATCAACTTTGATGTTCTTTCCTTTGTTAATTACTTTTGCAATTCTTTCAATGTAGTAATCTACATCATCAATCTGAAAATGTAGTTTACAATAGAAGTTACTCTTTCTATTATTGAGGATATTCTTTGCTAAGTAAGTTCTACTTGTCTTGTCAAAAATACAAAATGAGATTGCATCAAATAGAGATGATTTACCGCTTGCGTTTGGAGCAAATACACCAACCATTCCTTTAGCGTTATCAAATCGGATTTTATTGTTTTCACCATAGGAGAACATATTAGAGAATTCGAATTGCTTTGGTATCCATTGGATGTTAGGTACAACATCATCATCTACCAACTTTGAATTCATCTCTCTATTGATAGTTTTGATTTTATCAATAGTTTCTTCATCTGCAAGGTATTGTCTTTCTAAGTAATCCTTAATGAGTTCATTTTGGAATTCTACATCTCTTACATTTCCAATGGATAACTTATCATCATAAGTTCCTGTCTTTCTCTTCGAAAGAGTATCCATTCTCGTAACAGTAAATTCCTCAACCTTATATTTTTTCTTAATGTTGGTTAACGCTCGTTTAATCTGAGATGGGTCAGTATTTGAAATACGAACTCTCAAACGAGGTTTAGCGGGCATATCAGTAACATTTGGAACTTTACCATCCACCACATCTAATGTGTAGAATCCATAATCATTTGGAATATCAAACTCCTCAAAAGTTCTACTTTCAACATCCCATAATAGGTAACCATGTTTATCCAAAGATTCTCCGTGATTTTGTTGAATCATTGAACCAGCATATGCAATGGTTGGTGTTCCTAAAGTTTGTCTACGGTGGATATCCCCCAACATCACCATATCAAATCCTTCAAACATATCGGTTGTGAAGGAGTTAGATGATACAGTATAACCAATATCAGTTTCTGCTAAATTAACAGGTCCGTGAAATAAGCAAATCTTATTCTCACCCTCTACCAATTCTGCCTTTGGCCAGTTCTCTTTTTTATCGAGTATCGAATATACCACAAAAGTGAGATTGTGATGCTTGTAAACACCAGTATCTCTAAGATAGTGAATCCTTTCATTGTTTAGATTTTCAACGATTGGAGTCAATACATCCAATCGGTAATTATTGTTTAAGTTACAATCGTGATTTCCCGTAATTAGGAATGTTTCTTTTCTATCCGCACATTCGGTTAAGAACCAACTGATTTCCCTTACTAATTCGGGACTCATCTCAGTTTTAGCATGTGCAATATCACCAGCTAAATAGATAATGGAGTTTTCGATATTATCTCTATCTACATTATCCAAAAACTTTTGGAATACTTCTCTATATTCGTTATGTCTCTTTAAGTTACGGATGTGCAAATCCGCTAAATGGTAAATTTTTTCTACCTTCATAAGTTATTGAGTTTGGAAAGGATTAAATCATCCCAACCGGTTTCTTCGGTTTCTTTTAACAAATCATTTACTTCATCAAATCCCATATCACCGGCATCTTTACCAGTTGGAATAATATTGGTTACCTTAATACCATTCTTAATAAAGAAATCAGCATGTTTGGTAGAATCTGAAACTGCATCCGAATCTAATAGGATTGTTATTTCTTTTACACCCTTCTCAAATATTTTTGCTTTAAGTGTCTTTGGAATAAACTTTCCTAAGATTGGAATTACATTTCGTTTGACTGAGAATGAATCAAATACACCTTCCACCAAAGTGATAGGTTCGTTCCAATTGATTTGATTATCAAATACAATTACATCCCTACTCACAGGTGGGTTTTTGTATTTCATTGTTGCCTCTTCGTGATATGAACGAGCAACAAAGTAGTTCAATTCACCATCCTCATTGTAAGATGGTATAATTACTCTACCCCCATATAATCCATCCTCACAATAACCGATGTTATATTTAAGGATTTCATCCATATGAATACCTCTACGATGTAGATATCCAATGGCTTGATTATAATCGATGTTGATTGATTTTGGTTTTGTATATAGGGGTTTGAATTCTTTTGGTAGTTTAAGTTTTACTACCTCTTCAGTTTCCTCTCCTTTAGCTGGAATGTATTCACCATAGATTCCTACAATCTTAGAAACCTCACTCCTGTCAACATTTAGTTTACGGAGCAAGGATTGAATACTTCTACCCTTTGAATCACAAACCCAACAATGCCAATATTGGGTTTCCAAATTGACTTGAAGTTTCTTTTTGTGGTGATGGCAGAATGGACAATGATGTGCTTGTTCGTTTCCCTTCATTGAAGTTCCAACACCCAAAGCACCATCCAATACATTTATTACAACTAATTTGTTTCTAGCGGAGAGCATAAATTTTTAGTTTGTAGTAAAGATACAAAAATAATTTGGATTTACCAAATTATCCGATAGATGAATTCTTTACCTCTCTAAGGAATTCTGCCAATACTTCTAATTTTTGGATAACCGATGGGTCTCCATTCTTTGCTTTCATTTCTCTAATGATATCTTGAATTGAGGTTGCTCCTACAATAAGTGCATCATCTTTTGCATTTAAGAATGCTTCGGAAATGTTATACTTTCGTGCAATTTGTGTTAAAGTCATAATTGTTTTCTATTAAAATATAGTTTGATACCAAATATACGAAAAATTTTCCACTAATCCAAATCTTTTGAATAAAATTTTCCAAGAATGTTTCCGTTAAGTGAATTGGTATCTGAAAGGACATCATATTTGAACATCCAATATACTTCGTAATAAGATAGGGATTTTTTAGAATTGCAGAATTGAATGATTTGTCTTTTGAACTCATCCTGCTTTCCTTCTTTGACTTGTTCGTTTATCCACTCATTAGATGAGTAGTATTTTTCCCAATCGGATGCTTTACGAACTTTCTTTTTGAGAGGAGCTCTACCACCGATTCCAGCAGCCTTTCTTTCCTCTTTAATTTTTATGAGTTCCCTTTTTCCGATTTTTACATTTCGGACACTTTCTAAGGATTTCTTACCAATGTAGTATTTGCCAGTTGGGATGTGTGTTATCATATAGATAAACCCAACGGCTTCTTCTGGGATTACTTCTTCAGTAATCTCTATATTTTGATGTAACCAATTCATTAAGAATGTTTTTATTTCACAGTATCTGAGTAAGGTTTGTTATTTAATTTACCACCTCTTGCTTTGAAAAGAGCCTTTTCATCTTTTGATAAATCCAAACCACCATCAGCTTCAATGAGAGTTTTATCACCACCTTTGATATTAGCGTTTGATGTCTTTGGTGGGTTCTTTTTTAATCTTTCTTCTAAGTTCATAATTGTATCTCCTTTATAGATATAAATATTGGTTATGTATCGAAACGAACAATAAAGTTAACCGGATAATCAGGTAATGATTTAATTGGTTTTGGTAGTTTAGCTACAGCCACCATATTTAGTTCATCATCATATAATCCAATAGTTGTAATGAATGGTGATAAATAAGAACCAGTTGGGTCAACTGAACCACTATAAAAATAATCATCAAAACTACCAATTTTAGTTGTATCAATTTCGGATACATATGGATAGGTTGAGTTCTTAATATATCTAGCGCCAGGTTGATAAAATGATGATGTGGTAAATTCGTTTGATGATAATTTCTTATCTCTTCTATTTGTTACTACATCTATTTTACTTCCACCAATTTCGTGAACTGCGGTTGGGTTTTGTGATACATTAAATTCGTTTTCCAATACTGATAAGAATATTTCATTCTCATAAATAGTCATAGTAGAACGATAACTTAAATCAAAAGTGGATAGAGTTGAACCATCGGTTACATTGTGAGTAATTACAATCAATCCTCTATCGTAAAATACATTACCCTTATGAGTACCGGTATTTGAATCTACCAAATTGGAGTTACCATCATCTACCGCATCAATGATACCATATGATAAAGTAACGGAACCTACTTTTAATCCCTCACCATACCACTCTTGTGGAATTGATATTACACCAATCGTACTACCAATTACCCTTTCATCGGTTGATGCGTAAGATTCTCTTTTACCAACTTCAGTTACAATAGATGCGGTTGATGGGTTTAGGTAGAATTGAGCTTTTACTGAATCGTATAGTGTTCTTTTTGAAATACCATTAGAGTTTACCTCATCAGTATCGGCATCATACAAATCAGTTTGTAGAGTACCATACATTGGGGTAATATCGGTTTCATCCAAAGTCCACTCTTTGTAAACTTTGAAAGGTCTAACCACTACATCCGATTTTGGAATTTCTTTAATCATTTAAGCAAAATACTTTAGTATAAATATCTATGAAACAAAAAACCCCCCAATAAGGGGGGTTTAGTTATAGTTTAAGATTTATTAGAATGAAAGTTTAACTTTGATTAATACTTCTTTATCAAATGATTTTTCAATTGGTTGAGATGTTTTAGCTACTGCGATTAATTCGTTTGAATCGTTTAATAAACCAACTGTGGTGATGTATGTTCTTGGGTCAGTTTCAAAAGTACTTTCCACAAATGTTCCATCGGTATTCACATATGTTGGGTTGTT